ATCTGGACCCTGCTAGTCCCCGTCTTTCGTTAAAGGCATACGAATTTGATATTGGTTGGATGTATATTCGACTTTTTCAATCAATTGGTTTGGCAACTGTCAAAAAATAGTATATAATACTAGCATGTTAGACTCTATCCAGCAAACAGTTTTGCAACTACTACCTGTCCGTAAAAAAACGGGTCAGAACGGATGGACCAGTTTTAATGCACCTTGTTGTACACATAATGGAGAAACCGCCGATACAAGAGGACGAGGCGGTATAAAAACAAATAATGGACAAATTTCCTTTCATTGCTTTAATTGCGGTTATACTAGTAGTTTTATTCCGGGCCGGCATTTAACATTTAAATTTCGTAAACTATTATCTTGGTTGGGTGCAGATGATTTAACTATACGAAAACTAGTTATTGATGCTGTACGGTTAAAAGATTTAGTAGCACCAGAAGAGATACCTGAGCCCGAACAGGCAATAACTTACGAAGCACGTAGTTTACCTGCAGAAGCGAGAAACGTTGTTGACTTAGCGTCGTTCTATGCCACTGGCGATTATAATAATGTGCCTGCAGAGTTATTGGCAGCAATCGAATATGTGAATCGTAGAAACATAGATATAAACAAATACAACTTCTATTGGACACCCGAAGAAGCATATAATCTACATCGTAGAATTATTGTTCCTTTTTATTATCAAGGGGAAACAATTGGATATACGTCAAGAGCTATTGTTGACGGAATAAAACCTAAGTATTGGAGCAGTCATCCTGCAGATACTGTATTCAACATTGACAATCAAAAGCCTGACAGTAAATTTGTTATTGTATGCGAAGGACCCTTTGATGCAATGAGCATTGATGGTGTTGCTGTTAGTGGTGCAGAGATATCAGAGCAACAAGCAGAAGTAATTGATAGATTACAACGTGAAGTTATATATGTACCTGACAGCGATCGAGCAGGGCGCAAAACTGTTGATCGTGCGATTGAATTGGGTTGGACAGTGAGTTTTCCGGTGTGGTTGGAGACCTGTAAAGACATCAACGAAGCAGTCTTAAAGTATGGCAAACTTTTTGTAATCAAAGCAATACTTGATGCAAAAGAGACTAGTAAATTAAAAATTGAATTAAAAAAGAAAAGACTATACTCATGACAATATTTACTTTTATAGGATGCTCTTTTACTGTTGGAATAGGGCTCGAGCTGGAAAAAAATGACCCAAACAATTATACAAATATAGTTTCTGCACATTTTAATGCACAAGCAAATAACTTGGCCATTGGCGGAAATAGTAATTATAATATATTCATGTCTGCACTCAATGAATTACTGTATTCCCGGCAAGACAAATTATTTGTACAATGGAGTTCGTTAAATAGATTGTGGTTATACCCAGGTCCTGATACAACAATAAGCTTGTCACATACGATTATTGACGACTATAAATATAAAGATTTATTTTTTTCAAAAAAAGATCTACAACGAGTATCAGACACATATCATTTACTAAATCATGATTATTGTAATCTAATAGAATTAATAAATTATTCAAGAATATTAGAATCTCTCGCCAAAGGAAAAACACAATTGATTTTTATAAATGGGTTAGTTCCGTGGACTAAAGAAATTAATGATCAGTCTACTGTCACCAACTATGCAACGAAACTCAGCGAATACTCAAAAGAAATATTGGAATTTGAAAGCAGAGATGACCAGGAATTAGCGAAATTTTTCAATGATTTAAATTATAAAATAAACAGTTTACAACACGACCAATGGGTGAATATGTTTGAATCCCTGTATGAATTACAAATAGATTTTGGAAACGATAATCAACATCCAGGGCCTAACAGTCATAAATTATATGCAACTAAAATTATTAATTACTTAAATAATCACAATGACTAAAGACTACAACGCCGATATACAGAAACTATTCTTGGAAATGATGCTGCAAGACGCAGAAACTTATGTGCGTGTGCAGAACATTTATAACCCAGAGAACTTTGATCGTAGCTTACGTGCCACTGCTGAGTTTATTAAAAAGCACAGCGATGATCATAAAACATTGCCCACTAGAGATCAAATTAAGGCAACAACAGGTGTAGAATTACGCCCAGTTCCGGACATGATCGAAGGACACTATAATTGGTTCCTTGAAGAGTTTGAAGGCTTTAGTCGTCGCAATGAACTTGAACGTGCTATCCTTAAAGCAGCAGACCTATTAGAAAAAGGCGAGTACGATCCTGTAGAAAAACTGATCAAGGACGCTGTACAGATTAGTCTAACCAAAGACATGGGCACAGATTACTTTGAAGATCCAAGAGCTCGACTAATGGCAATCAAGAGTAACAACGGGCAAGTAAGTACAGGTTGGCCTACCATGGATGCTAGACTATTTGGTGGTATGAATAGAGGAGAACTAAACATCTTTGCTGGTGGATCAGGTTCTGGTAAATCGTTGTTTATGCAGAACATTGCTATTAACTGGATGACTTCTGGACTCAATGGTGTGTTCCTTACACTGGAACTTAGTGAAGGTCTTACTGCTATGCGTATGGATGCCATGGTAGCAAACTGTAGCACCAAGGAAATCTTTCGAGATCTGGACACATTAGAAATGAAGATTCGCATGGTAGGAAAGAAGTCCGGCAAGTTGCGTATCAAGTACATGCCGGCACAGAGTAATGTTAACCAAATACGTGCATACTTGAAAGAACTAGAAATACAAACAGGTATGAAGGCAGACTTTATTATGGTTGACTACTTAGACTTGGTAATGCCGGTTAGTGCTAAAGTTAGTCCTAGCGATTTGTTTGTTAAAGACAAGTATGTATCAGAAGAACTACGTAACCTGGCTAAAGAATTTAACATATTAATGATTACAGCATCGCAGTTAAATCGTAGTGCTGTTGAAGAAATTGAATTTGACCATAGTCATATTAGTGGCGGTATAAGTAAAATTAACACAGCAGATAATGTGTTTGGTATTTTTACCAGTAGGCAAATGAAAGAGCGTGGTCGCTATCAAATTCAACTTATGAAAACACGTAGTAGTAGTGGAGTGGGCACCAAGGTAGATCTTGAATTTAACATAGAAAGTTTACGTATCACGGATCCTGGCGAAGAGGCACAGTCAGAAAACGGTGGCTTTGGCCATCAGACTAGTAAAGGTATTATGGATCAAATTAAGAGTACCAGCACAGTTACACCAATGATTGCCGCTAAACCTCAAGAAGGTTTTAACATAGAAAATAAAGTACACGCAACAGTTGATAGTACCAAATTAAAAAATATGTTAGCCAGTTTAAAAACCAAAACAGAATGACCCACGAAACTATAGAATTTGAATTACATTTATTCTCGGAATCTTGGAATAAACCACCACAAGCAAAAATCTCCGTTGATGATGTTGAATATTTTAACGATGTTGTTCCAAAAGGATCGCACATTGTGAAATTTACACATACATGTGATTTTAATAAACCGCATAGACTAACACTAATAAGGTCTGGCAAAGACGACAGTCAATGTAAAATGTTGCCCAATGGAAAGAAGTTAGATCAAATTTTGACATTAGAAAAACTTAAAGTTGATGGTATAGATATACGAAATATTGTTTGGTCTCAGAGCATTAACATAGCCGAATATCCAGAGCCCTGGGCCACCGAACAACGTACTGCAGGACATATACTAGAACAAGAAGCTATAGGTGTTACAACATTTGGCCATAACGGAACTTGGTACTTAGATTTTACAAGTCCATTTTATATTTTTATTATGCACTGGATGGGGGGAGGTCCAAAATGATTGACTATAACGGTATACAATTAAATGAAAAACTAATTCCTGTAGTAGATACGTACATGCAGGAGTTAAAAGCAAACTGGTATAATAAATCACAAACCACAGTTAATAACAACGATTTTGTGCCAATGGCCGATGAATGGTTTAAGAGTACACGCATTAATAACTTGCAAGGGTGGGATCAATTTCCCTGTCAGGATATCATACTTGGTTGTACTCACTATATTGAATCTATTGTGTTAAAATATGGTTGGGATGGATTTCAAATCTTACCCGAAGACTATGCATATTATGGATTAATGGGGAAATTTGGCGTTGACGTTGGAAATTTAGCACCCAACGTTCCTTTACTAATATCTTTACCAAATTGGAAATATTCTGATCTACGTCCTGAGTGGGCAGCAGTATTACGGGAATGCGAAGAAAAAAATATTGATATTCACATTGATATGGCTTGGATAATTACAGCCAAAGATATAGAGATAGATTTAAGTCACCCTAACATAAAATCCTTTGCAATGAGTATGAGCAAGTATAATATGGAGTGGAATAGAATTGGTTTACGTTGGTCAAAACAACGAACAATGGATTCTATTACCATTTTTAATCACTATTATGGCAATGTCAATAATGGAACTGTATCTTGTGGTGCATATATGTTGAAAAATATACCTCGAGACTATGTATGGAATACTTACGGAACGCAATACGATCAATTATGTGAAAATTATAATTTAATTAAAACTAAATTAGCACATGTAGCTCGAATTCCTGGCAATGAATACCCTAGTGGTATTGGACACCTATTATGTCCTTAGACTTTAAATTAATTGAAAAAAGTACTCGACATGCAATTAATATCTTAGATTTAAGTGAAATTGTTTGTCCAGGACTATTACATGTATCAGAATTATTAGATCCGGTATTACTTGTAAAATTACAAGATTATATATTTAACAATAA